CTCCGGGCCTGAAGATAATTCGCCAAACTCATCCACCTGGATATTGTCACCGAGAATGGCTAACGATGCTTCTCTGAATTCCCATGTTGGGTTGAGAGTTGACCAGCCATCATCTACATCATGAACGCTGGCACCTCCGTCAGATGTCTCCATTTTGTATCTTGAGACATTATTGCTGGTTAGTTCCACGAAGGGTAAATCGCGCAACCAGGGAGATACTTCAACTAGGGTAAGTCCAACTCCCATACGAACTTCCTGGGCAGCACCCAAATATTTATATTCCGCTAAGGTCGTCATTTGTATTTCTCCTTATTTTTTATTTTTTTAAGCCCCTTTCTATCAGCTGTTGGGCTGTTAGTTTCCTCAGGTCTATTCCTGCCCTATCTCCTTTGCCTGAGTGAAATTTCGGGTCTTCTTCCTCTTTCTCTGGCTTAACCTCTCCTGCCATCTTCACTTGAAACCTGAGTGCTTTGAGTTCCATTTCTTCCTCAGTCTCACAGTCCTCAAGCTCTTTAACAAGCTCAGTTATATCAAACCCTGCTTCCTTGACTTCCTTTAGCAAACTGACAGACTTTTCTTTAAATGCAGTTGCGACTATCATTGCTTCTCCCTGTGTACGTATTCGGATTGCCTCAGCTTTTTCTATCGCAACAGCTTGCTTGTCCTTTAAGTTTGCTATACGGTTTACATAGGTCTGTTTCCTTTCAGGGTCATCAGCTAAGGCTTCCTCTGTTTCCTTGATAAGTGCTTCGATATGAGCCTTATTAGATTCATTCTCAGCCTTGTGTTGTTCCGCCTCAACTTTGGCAGTCTCGGTCGCCTTTTTGCTCTCTGAAAGCCTCGTATTGATTGACGAAAGTGACTTCCCCAGAGCCTTTTTGAACTCAGGTGTTTCCTCAATCCTTACAGTTGGTTCTTCCTTTGGCTCAGTAGATTCCACCTGCTCCCCTTCGGGAGTCGGTGTCACCTGCTCAGTTGGTGGATTTACCTGCTCTAAGTCTTTTGGCATTTCTAATTGTTCCTCCTATATATTTTGGAATAAAAACCCCACTTCTGTAAGGTTGTGATAGATTTGAATTGTTCAGTTACTATTTGTTTATATCTCTTATCCGTTCAATTAACGACCTGCCTGAAGTTACTCCTACTGGCTCTCTTGGAGTTACACCACCTCGGATTGGTTTGTATCCATACCACTTAACTAATGCCTCATCTATTTCGGGATTATTTAACCTCATAACCTTTCGGACATTTGCTTGTCTTGGACCTTTAGGTATTGACAAATATTCCTCTAAAGCATCTTGAGCATCAATATACTCCTGCAGCTTTGGTCCCCACTCAGTCAGACCTATATTATCGTCAACAAAAGACTCTTGCTCTGGAGTCCAGCTTTCTCTAAGTGCAGGTTCAAGTTGGTCTACTTTATCCCAATCTATAAAACCCGATTCCCGTTTAGCCAAATCAAACATAGCATAATATTCAACTAATGCTCTCTTGTTAGGGTCTTCAGGTAACTCTTGAGTATCCTCAAATAACTGAAAGTCCTCATCAACTTGAGATTTTCTTTCTGCTATTTTCAGCTTCAAGTCTGATACCTGTTCCCTGAAGGTCTTAGCATCAATGTCCTCATTTT